GGGATCAGCGTCAGCGTCTCTGGCGGTTACGTGGCGGCCTATAACGGGTTCCCGCTGACCCTCGGCAATTTCGCCCGCTGCACATTCAACTTCACGTCGGTCGTCGTGCCGAAGATGGAGTGCGTGTTTGATTTCCGTAAGCACTGCATCAGGGGCTCGTCTCCGGGCAATTTCGCTTCTGGTCTCGGCGCCAACGACTTCACGGCGAACCTGACCGTCACCAGCGCCGCAACGGGTAACCTGATTTCGCTCCAGGCGACGGTGCAGAGCACGCCGAACAGCACCTATCGGATCACTCACTCTGGCTGGAATAGTGCATCCAACACGCTGTCGATGACGGACGCCACGGTAAGCCTCGAACTGCACAATGCCGATAACGGCAAGAATTACGTGGGCGCGGCGAGCAGCACGACGCCGACTTACAGCTGACGCCACCCATATCAGTGATTAGGACTGAAAAAGAATCGTAGGCGACCACGATACGGCGCATTCGGTCGCTGCCACGATACGGCAGCCGCAACGCCCAGGCGCTACGGGGTGACAACGTGATTGCACGAAACGCAAAAGGACGCATGGCCTATGGCCGATGAAGACAAGGACCTATGGACGTCTGCTAACGAAACTTCGACAGAAGCAACGCCAACTGAACCGGAAGCACAACCGGAACAGCAGGCAGCGGAGCCAGCCCGCGATGAGCGGGGTCGCTTTGCAGCAAAAGCCGAAGAAACTGCAACACCGCAGCAGCCGGAAAAAACGGTTGAAGCGACGCAACCTCAACAGCCTGAACCTTCTAGAGACGACCACGGCATTCCGTCATGGCGCTTGAAAGAAGAGGCTGATGCTAAACGCGAGGCTCTTGAACGGGCGCAGCGTTACGAGCGAGAGCTTGAGGATTTGCGCCGCGCCTTTGCGGCAACGCAGCAGCAGTTGGCTCCTAAACCGGAAATCCCAAGCGTATGGGAAAACCCGGATGGGTACTTTGATCATCGAATTCCACAGGCAATCGATCCCGTAAAGAGCGAGATTTCGCAGCTCAGGGAGTTCTACTCCAAGCGAGATGCAGTTCGCACTCATGGGGCTGAGACGGTTCAGGCCGCGTACAAGGCGATGGATCAGGCCGCAAGGTCTGGCGATCCAGAGGCTTTGGCAGCCGTTGCTCGTGTCAAGCAATCGATGGACCCCTACGGGGATATCGTTACCTGGCACAAGAAACAAACCATCTTCAGCACGATTGGCGACAACCCGGATGCCTTTTTCGAGAAAACGCTTGAAGATCGGATCGCAAAAGACCCGTCTTTTCAGGCTAAATTGCTCGAACGCATTCGCGGACAAGCCCAGCAGCGTCCTTCGACCGTAACGCCGCTTCCTCCGTCACTCAACAAGATGGCTGCCGCTGTGCAGCCTGTTGAGGAAGACGACGGTGGGGAGGCGGGATTGCTTAGAAACGCTTTGCGCCGATAAACGACCCTACCAATGAATGAACAGCCCGCCCACTGAGGCGGGTTTTTTATTGGGTGGTCGCGGCGCGTGAAGGACCATTAAAATGGCTACCACGACCCCGCAGACTAACAACAAGCTGATTCAGTTCCGCAAGGAGCTGATCAAGGAATATATCCGCGAAAACATGTTCTCGCCGTACATGGGCGAGGACGCGACCGCTATCATCCGTACCCTGTTTGATCCCAAGAAGGGCGGCGAACAGGTCAATATTCCGCTCGTTACGTCCCTGAAGGGTACAGCGAAGTCGTCTGGCACCCTGACGGATAACGAAGAGGCCATCAATAACTACGGTATGCGCGTCTGGGTTGACTGGGCGCGTCATGCCGTGGCGACCACAGATGCCGACGAACAAAAGGACTCGGCGGATATCTTCGGTGAAGCCAAGCCGATGCTGTCGGATTGGGGCAAGGAACTCCAGCGCGACGAAATCATTCAGGCGCTCATGGCCCTGCCGTCCGAGTCGGCTCCGTCCGGTCTTGGTTCGGCCAACGGCCAGCGCGTGAATGGCATTCTGTATGAAGATGCGACGGCAGCCCAGAACAACGCCTGGGCGGTCGATAACTCTGACCGCATTCTGTACGGCAATGCGGTTGGCAATTACTCGGGAGTTCACGCGACCGACCTTGCGAAGATTGACACAACCGACGATAAGTTCACTTCGGCTTCCGTGTCGCTCCTCAAGCGCGTTGCCAAGCTGGCGAACCCGCGTATCCGCCCCTACAAGACCAAGAGCGGCTACGACTACTTCGTCTGCTTCGCCGGCACGACGAACTTCCGAGACCTGAAGACCTCTCTCGGCACGGCGCACCAGAACGCTCTCCCGCGTTCGTCGGATAACATCATCTTCCAGGCCGGTGATCTGGAATGGGATGGCGTTATCATCCGCGAAGTCCCTGAAATCGACTCGTTCGTCGATAGCAACTGGGACAGCGGTATTGACGGCAACCTGAAGACCGGCGGAAACGGCGGCAGCCGCGTCGCTCCGGTGTTCTTCTGCGGTCAGTCCGCCCTCGCTATGCCGTGGGCGAAAATGCCGACCCCGACCTTCCGCGATCAGACTGACTATCAGTGGATCAAGGGCGCCGGTGTCAAGATGTGCTACGGCGTTGGCAAGGTGTTCCAGAAGGACAGCAACAGCGATCTCACCCAGTGGGGCCTGGTGCAGGGCTTCTTCAGCGCCCCGGCGGATGCCTAAGGGAAGCATGACGGGAGGGCTTAGGCTCTCCCGTCTTCATTCATAGGAGAACACGATGTCTCGACCGCTTCCCGGCCGCACGTCTTCGGACCTCAGCGGCATTGGTACTCTCAACCAGCCCACTTCAGGCTATGTGACGTGCGCTGTCAGCAAAACGAACCTCGGCTATCGACTCGATTTTACCCTTAGCCGGGCAAAAGTTGCTGTGACCGATGGTGCCGGTTCCGGTTCTTATGGCACCTACAAGATGATGGACCTGGTTGAGAATGCCTGGACGTTCCTCGGCGCTCGTCAGGACTATACGGCGTTTTCAGAAGGCTCCGCTCTGACTGGCGGTGCTGGCGATGCGTCGTTTGAGATTGGCGTCGGCACTACGGCCATTGCGGCGGCCGCTGACGGCACTCTTGGCAATGGCGTCAACGAAAATATCGGTCAGGCTGTGACTGTGACGCTTTCGGGCGGCACCGGCACTGGCACGGCTGTTGATGGCGCCAAGACGACCGCTCTAAATGGGACGGCGACGGCTACCGATATCAACCTGAACTGGTCTGGTACGGCGGCCACCATTGACGCCAGTTCCTACGTTACGGTTACTGGCACGATCACTGTCCTGCTGGCCCCGTTGGGTGATGACTAACGAAAAGAGGCGGGGCTTCACGGCCTCGCCTCTTTTTCCTTAGGTGGTCCCATGTCGAAATCGCTTACCGATCTGAAATCTGAGGCGTTTGGAATTCTGACGGGCAATGATCCGTATCAAACACCGGCAACGGAAGAGCTTGAGACTATCGGCGTCTATGTCGATCCGCTGATCGAACAACTTGCAACGGACGATATTGTCGTCATTGCCGACACGTCTGAAATACCGGAAGCCTATTTCCTGCCGCTTGCGCGTCTTTTAGCGAACGCGGCTGGTCCGCGCTTTGGCTCTCCGATGAATGAACAGGCAAAACAGGTTGACGAGGCTGCATTGAGGCGGTTGAGCGCAGCGCGGCCAACCTATGAGACTCTGACGGCGGACTATTTCTAATGGTGTCTATTAACTTCCCTGTCAGCACATGGCCTGGGATAAAGCCGCAGGAGGGAGCAGGACGCCTTATCAATTGCAGGGCAGAAAGGCTCGGTGAAGGCGCAGAAGTCCAATATGTGCGTCATCGGGTTCCTGGTATTGCGCCGTGGGGTACATCGAGTGAGTCAAACATGCGCGGTTCGCTGTTGGTTGGATCGACTCTTTACGTCGCCTTTGAAGATACCGTTGTAAAGTACACCTCTTCCGGAGGCGCTTCTGCTGCAGTTGACACCCTGAATGGCTCTGATCGCGTGTTCTTCGCTCGCAATAACAAGCGCCCGACGCCTGATATCGCAATCGTGTGCCAGGCTGGTGCGTTTACTCTTGCATCTGACGTAATATCGGACCTTAACGATACTGACCTTCCGTCTCCGACCGACGTTTGTTTTCTAGATGGTTATTTCTTTTACGCCATTGCTGATGGTAGGTGCTTTGCATCAGGTCTAAATGCTACAACGATCAATTCAAACGACTTTACTACTACGGAAGCTAAGGCGGACGATCTATATCGATCTGTCCCGTGGAATGGCCAACTCCTACTTTGCGGTTCTGGCTCTATCGAGGTTTGGTCAGGCCAGCCAGTCAATGACAGCGGGTTCCCATATAACCGAGTTGCCGTTATCCAGCGCGGCATAGCCGGGCAGGGAGCAATTGCCGGATATCAGGACGGGTTTGGCAAAGGACTGTTCTTTGTCGGTGACGATAACGCAGTCCACCAACTCAACGGCTACACGCCGCAGAAAGTTTCGACGCCTGATCTTGACCGTCTCATCGAGGCTGTTGCAGACAAAGACCAACTAGAGATGTGCGTTTATATCTCTGGTGGGCACCCGATTTTGAGCCTGTCAAGCGCTATATGGACATGGGAATACGACATGCTGACCGGCTCATGGTATGAGCGGCAGAGCTACCTTGACACGAAATGGCGCGGCACACGGGCTTTCTACGCATTTGGCAAGTGGCTGTGCGGCGATCTGAGCAGCGGCAATATCGGGCAAATCTCGAATACTGCCTGCCAGGAATTTGGCGCAACGATGGTCGCTGAAGCCTGGAGCCTACCAGTTCAAAGCTTTCCGAATAGGGTCCGTTGCCCACGAGCTGACTTCAATTTTTCTCCAGGTGTTGGTCTTCTGACTGGCAGCGACCCTAACGAAACAAATCCGAACGTCGAAATTTCATATAGTGATGATGGCGGATATTCGTTCTCGACGCCTCGCCTTCGTGCTCTTGGCCAACAGGGAAAGCCGCGCGCCAGAGTAACGGTGTTCAACAACGGACTGAGCGGCCCACAAGGCCGTATCTGGAAGGTACGCATGGCCGACCCTCGGCACTTTGGGCTTATGTCCGGGGATATGTCGGCACAACTTAAGGCAGGCTGATGGCGACGCTACGCAAAATGCCGTCTCAGGCGGTGCCGGTTGTCGATCCTGAGACTGGGCTTATGACGCCAGACTGGTTTCTATACCTGAAAAGTCGCGAAAGCCTTAGCCTAGTCAATTTGCCAGACGTAGCGATCTCGTCACCGACAAATGGGCAGACACTCACCTACAATTCGACATCCACTAAGTGGGAGAATGCCTGATGGGCCTGTTCTCTGACGTTTTCGAGGGCGGCGCAGCAAAGGCAGCCGCCGAGAATAACAGAAACAATCTTGCTACGAATGAAACGCGCGGCTACGACATTATCGGAGGGAATACTGTCAATTCGATAAACGCGCTCGACGCCGCTACCAGATTTTACGATCCAGTAAGGGCGCTCGGAACGAAATATAGCGCGGCTGGCGATATGGCGCTCAATGCGCTTGGCCTCAATGGCGCAGCGGGCAATGATGCTGCAACGGCGGCGTTTCGCTCAAGCCCTGGATACGACTTTAAGGTCAACCAGTCGCTTGATGCCCTTGATCGTCGTGCGGCTTCGCGCGGACTTCTTGGAAGCGGCAATAATACGCTTGACACGCTCAATGTTGTCCATGGGCTTGCAGATCAGGACTACAACAATTGGCTTACCGGACTTGGCCAATATGCCACGCTTGGCGCGAATGAGACGAATACAGGGGCGGCCGGCTCCGCTGCTATGACAGCGGCGAAAGTGCCTGTTTACACGAATGATACGGCTAACAAGCTCGATCTTTCGAAATTCACTGTGTCAGGCATTAACGATCAGAATACGCAGGCCGCCAATGCTGCGATGCAGGGCGGCGCCAACGCACTTAACTTTGGCCTTAATTTAGGGAAGTTGGCAATCGGCTCTCTGGGCAGCGGTTTCCCCGGCACTAGTTTTCTTGGCGGGAGCACGGGAACGATTGGTGGCACAGGTCTTCCAGGTTTCGGAGGGCTCTATTAATGGCTCAACTGACGGTTCCGCAGATTGATTTTTCCGGCATCGCTCAGCTTCCGCAAATCTATCGTGATGCGCGCACGCAGGCCGTTCGCCAGCAGACTCTTCAGAACTTAGGCCAAGGCAATATCGATTATAACGAAGCTGCCTCAAATCTGTTGCGAGCTGGAGACCTTGAGGGCGGTCTTTCTCTTGCTAAACTTGGCGTGGTACAGCAGCAGAATTCCAGCGGCGTCTACGGTACGCCAATTTATGGAACAGACGCTAACGGAAAGACAGTTCTTGGTGCGATCACTAAGAATGGTCAGTTCAAGCCGCTTGACACTGGTGGCGTAAGCGTCAATCCGGGCGTCAAGGTCATCAGCACTCCGCAAGGCGAATACGTTATTGATTCCCGTAGCGGCATGGGTGTTGGTGGCGGGACGGCTCCGCAAGGGCAGCCGACTGGACAACCGGGGCAGTCTCCTGCTTACCAGCCTGGACAAGTTCAATCGCGGCCTATGGGGCCTCCCGGGTTCTATCCGAAGGACTACAGAGGTCCAGAGGCAGATAAGAAGCTAGGTGCGGCGACCGGTGAAAAACAGGCCGCTATGGGGCAGGCAAAGAACTCGCTCGATACTGGCGTATCGGCGCTTGACCGCCTTATTCAGCAGGCTGATGAAGTGAGCCGTCATCCCGGCCTTGGCGGTATTACCGGCGTTCCGGGCATGTTCCCGAACTGGCCCGGCGGCGATGCAGCCAATGCCAAGGCAAAGCTCGATACGCTCAAATCTCAGGCTGGCTTTGCCGTGCTTCAGGCCATGCGCGATGCGTCGAAGACGGGCGGCGCTCTTGGTCAGGTATCCGACTTCGAAAACAAGATGTTGCAAAACAATCTTGCCGAACTCGATCAAGCGCAAAGTGTTGATCAATTCAAATCCGCACTAAAGAAGATCACCGACTGGGCCCAGGGTGCCAAGGGGCGATTGCAGGATGCCTACAATACTGATTATGGCGGTTTGAGCCGTCCAGGCCAGC